ATAAAATTCATTCTCATCCCTACGAATAGTATGTATAAAAGCTTTATCTAAGTTAGAGATTGTACCTAAGTTAGCTATGTGTGAAGAACTAGGACGTTTAGATAATCCTGTTACAACATTAGACAAACCATTCTCTTGTAGTTCTGCTTGAGTACTAAGCCTTAAAGATGGTGGTTGTTGTGATACCCCATTTATAAGATTTGGGATAGATTGACTGATGAGTGCCATTAAAGTGTTCTCCGTCCCTGTCTGTCGATGATAGCATATGTGTCATAATTGTCAAAGATATTGTTATCTTCTGTTATTTGGTCAAACTCTTTTAATTGTAGTAATGCACTCTGCTCATCTCTTAGTTGAAATTCATGTAATGTACCTGAACCTACTACCCTGTCTTGGAAGACTCTAGTAGCACGTAGTACGATATATCTCTTAGCTACCTCAGGTAAGTCATCAAAGTCTAACTGTACTATTACATCTAAATATGTATTAGTCCCTATGTTAAACGTGTGGTTCTTCTTATCATACATCTTTAAACCACGTTGTACTAAGTCAGGACTCTGTGGTGCAAGTGTAGCATCTGCTCTTAATATATTATTAGGTAGAATTATTTCACCATCTGTACTTTGAGCAAAGCTTTTGTTTAATTCTTTGTTGAAGTGCCAACCCATAGATTGTACTTCTCTGTCTATTGTGTTTAATATTGTTTCAGCTATCTCTGCTTCTATCAATCCAGATGACAGACTACTTACTGGTGCTTCTCCAATAGCAGATAACATAGTATTGACTGCATCTAGTTGTGTTGTTCCTGCCATTGCATTCTCCTATGTTTTCCATTTAGTTTTATTAGCCCAGTAAGCTGCAGATGTCTCACCCTTTTTAATATTCTTTTGGTGTCTATTCTTAAACGCATCACGTTGTTTTTTAGATTTATTAGTTTCAGCACCTTGTTCACCAAACCTAATCATCTTAGGCTTGTCTTGAGTTCCTATTAATACAGCATGTGACTTTGTTGAATGACTTGGAGTACGTTTAGGTATGCGTAAACCACTAAAGGTTTCTCCCCTATACTCTATACTCATTTCTTTTTCTTTCCATACTTAGCCATTATAGCAGCTACTTGTTTCTGAGGTTTACCACCAAAGGACATCTTCTTACCAGTTTCTTTGGCTTCTTTTTTAGCTTTAGCTACACCTTCTTTAGTATACTTATATTTCTTTTCACCTACTTCTGGCATAATACACTCCAATAAAAATAGAGAGAGGCTCTAGAAACCTCTCCCTGTTATTATAATTAAACTTCAAGTAATCCAATACAAGCAGCAGGACGTAATACGTTATGTCCCATTGCATACTTGGCTACCATTAGTGTACCTTGTCTATTGATTTGGTACTCTGATTCCATACCTAAGTCTAGTAGCTTAACAGTAGCTACAGCTTCAGGTGTAAAGATAAAGCCTCTCATCTTAGAAGCAATAGCCACCATGTCTGCACCATCTACAGCAGCAGTTGGTAAGTCATAGTGAGTAGTTCTACCTGAACCAGCAGTGTTAGCTAGTGGAGCATTGTCAGAAGTCTTACCTTCATCAGCATCACCTGTAGTGAAGTTCTGATATAGGTTAGCAACCTTTGCATGGTTAGACATAATGACAGGCATTCCAGCAATCATAGGAACAGTAGCTCCTGCAAGATTACCGTTACCACCAAAGTCTTTATTCATATAAGTTAGCTTTGAACCGTCTGAAACATCTAGTAATGCGTAGTACTGGTCTGGAGCAAGAGCCACCACAGCACTGCTATGGTCAACGTTCTTGATATCAAACTCTTTCTTTGCATCAAAGATAGCTTTAGCTAGTTTAGCAGGGTCTATAGAATCTGCAGTAGCAGTACCAATAGTTACGTTATCAGTAAAGTCTTCTTCAGCAAAGTCTTTATATCCTTGAACAAGACCTGCTGCTCTAGTTGCATTAGTTGATAATGCAGCTTTGGTTAACATTCTTGCAACGTTTCTATCAGCTTCATTAGCCAATGCAATACCAGCTTCTTTAGAGTAGATGCTTCTTACATCGTAATGATTCATAGCCTCATCAATGTTAGCAATGAACTGACTAGAGATGAGCAAGTCATCAATAGTTACAATTCTCTCACTAGCTCTGATGTTGCCACCTGTAATCTCATTCCCAGGGGTTAGGTATTCAGCTGATGCTCTACCTGTCATAGGAAATGATGCAGATTTACCCTTACTAATTGTACGAGTTCTCACTTTGTCCATTAGGACTTTCTTTTCTTCAAATGCAGTTAGGACTTCCCCAGCATATAGCTTGAGGAACAGGTCTCTAACGTCACCTGTATTATTAGTTTGACCCTGAAAGCTTACGGTGTAAGCAGGGTTTGAAGCAGCTTGTGCCATTTTTTAATTACCTCTTAGTAGTTAAGTTGAGTTGAAATTACACTCAGCATTTCTACATCCTTTCTCCAAGATTGTCCCTCGCAAGGGGTCAGGGGTAATCGTTTGTCTTTAGCTTAGTGTGTAGGAATGATATCAGTTCCTTTTAAATACACCAAGTTAATCGTGTACTTAAAAGGAAGGGGGAATACTCCCCCAACCTGAACAACAATATTAGAACAGACTTGACCTTGCTAACTTATTAGCTACCTCTTGTCTGTAGGCAGGGTCATTTGCGTATCTAGGGTCTGCCATTGCAGCAGTCATTTGTGCTGTACTTTCAAATTTCCCACCTGAAGCTCCAGAACTATTAGTACCTTGTATAAGGTTTGGTTCTGCTTCAGAACGATAACGTGCAAACATCCCTTGAACAGCAAGCTCAATCATATTTTTATCTTGCGTATTCATTGTTGCATTAAAGGCATCTATCTCATGTTCAGGTAAGTTTTCAGAAGCCCAGTTTATCATACCAGCATACTGTTCTTCTCCACCTGTCAATGAGAATACACCTTGTTTAGTGGATTCAGCAAGAGCATCTTGTCCTGCTATCCAAGAGTCTACCATAGACTGAGGAAAACCTGCTTCTTCTAAAGCTTGATAAGCTTCCTCTGATAGTGTACCAGTATCAGCATACTCGTCTTGAAATGCTGAAAAATCTAGACCCTTACTATCTAATAGGTCTGCAACTTCAGATGGACTTTCAGTAGGGGATACGTCTGTTTCCTCTGTAGTTTCTTTAGGCTGACCAAGCTTTGATTCTAAAGATGCGTAAGCTTTAGCCATATCTTCTGGACTTTTAAACTTTTCAGGTAGCCATTCAGGACGTTCATCTACCTCTTCTACTCTTTCTCTGTCAAGCATAGCTTGTTGGTGCTCTTCAGACTCTGGAGCTTCTGGTTGAAAAGTATTAATTGAATCTGCCATGTATTATTATCCTTCTTCTACAGCAGCCTTTGCTAAATTAGGTGCAGCACTTTGTGCCATACCTGCTACTGCTTGTTGTTCTAACATTGCTTGTTGTTGTTGTTGCATCATCATCTGTTCTTGCATCTTCTGCTGTTCAGATTTAATTAAGCCAGAAGTATCAATTCCTAATGATGCTGCTAGTCTGTCTATATAATCATTTACATTCATCTCACTAGCAATAATCTCTTGACCTAATGGCTGTAGATATTGCAGGAATGTAGCTAATTTGTTTAAGTCTTGTCCACGTCCTAGTGCTTCAATACCTGTAACTACTGTAGGCTTGATGCTATCCTTAGGCATACGTGGCATTTTACCTTGCTTCGTTAATGAATCAAGTAGTAAGTTTATTAAGGGTAACTGAAACTCTTGTGATAGTATAGAGTATACACCACCTAAAGAAGTCTCTAGTTCTTGTGCCATGAAACGTATCTCTTCTGCTGTAACACGTTCTGCCTGTCTTTGTACACTAGTGTTTAACAAGAAGGCTGCACTTAATCTATCGTTAATCATTCTCATAGTTTCTAATGCTACACGAAAGTCACTAGCTTTTTGTACTTGTAATGTTGAAACATCATTAACATCACCTGCTATGAAAGCACCATTAGGAGCTTTAGCTAGACTACTAGACTTTGTTGTACCATTGGGACGTACAAGAAATAATACCTTAGAAGAAGCAGCTGAACCTTGTACGATAGACTGAGTTAAAGCTTCTAAACTACGTAGGTCACCTAAGTATTCTTCTATAAAACCTCTACCATAATCCTCACCATCAATACGTATGAACCGTAATGGTATATAAGGGTTTTGGTCTTTCTTAAACATGCCTCGTGAGTTAGGTACTTCTATACCTGCTACCTCTTGGTATACTTCCCACCCTTTATCAACTAGACATACCTTAGTATACAAGTCATAGTTCTTTACAGGTGAGTCTGACTCAGGTAATAATACCTTTACTGACTCAGGTAAGTTTAAGACATTAAGACTTTCCTTAGTAATAACCTCAAGTAGGTTACCCATTGTATCACGTTTAGTAACATAACGGTCAGGTCTGTACACCTTCATACCACCTTCTTTAGGCATGTACACTAGTGAGTTACCTGTTACTATAAGGAGTTTAAGGGCTTCAAAAGCTGGTACTCTAATAGCTTTAGACTCTATCTCTGCCATAGCTGCACGTTCAATACGTGCTAGTCCTTCTTCAACTTGACCTCTGTTATCACCAGCTATAGCTTGTAAATCAAAGTCATCAATAGTTAAACGAAAGAAAGGACTGTTAGGTGGTAGTAGTGCAAGTAGTAATTTAGATGCTAAATTATTTACACCTCTTGCTCCAATACCTTGATAAGGTGTAGGATATATAGACGAACTACTATGTCCTTCCTCTGGTAAAAGAGTAGGTATAGTTAGTTTAGCAGCTTCACGTCCTCTCTCAAGGAACGTATCTCGTTCACTTTCAAGTTGACCATAACGTTTAGCCACACTTCCTGTTTCCATTTCCATATCTTATTCCTTAGGTATACCCCCTTCTATAAAGGGCATTAGTTGAACTTTTTTCTTTTTATATTTACTGTCTGAGACAGCTTCAGTTTCTTCAGGCTCTTCGTCATTGAAAGGCATAGTGGTATTCTGGTCTATATCTTTAGAATCTCTACCCATAAGCTTCTTCATTTCACCTGTATTATAAGTTGCTATTAAACCACCCATATTATTATCCTTTTGGTATGTTTAGTCCAGAGCCTTTACCAGCTATTTCTTTTGTAGGTTGTATTTTAAGGTCTGTTCTTAATTGTTTCTTACCTTTACGTACTCGTCTTAGCTTCTTAGCTTCACCTGTTGTTACAGTTTCTACTTCTTCTCCTTGTTCTCTAGGAGCAGCTGTTTTAGCTTCAGGTTTTGGAGCAGGAGCAGCAGGAGTAGGTTTGGGTTTAGGTTTACTTACTATTTTCTTAATAGGTTCAGTAACTTTCTTAACCACTTTCTTAACTGGTTTTTCTATAGGCTCTACTACTTTTTTCTCTATATCTTTAGGTAAGTCTTTTACTTCTTTAGTAACTTTCTTAACAACCTTCTTAACTTTTTTAGCTATTTTTTTAATTGGTTTTGCTGGTGCTCCCATAACATTACCCCTTTGGTATTTGTAAACCAGACCCCTGACTACCTACCTGTGTTGCAGTATCCATGGCTAAGTCTGTTCTCAAAGCTTTCTTACCTGTTTTCTTTTTCTTTAATTGTGTACTCTCTAAATCTGTCTCGTCTAACTCTATGTCTGGAGTTTTAGCTACAGCTGTAACTGGACGAGCAGGAGTAGGGAGTGGTCTGGGAGTTCTCCCACCAAATAATCCACCCATCTTCTATTCCTCTGTATTAAAATCGTTGTTTTGTAATTCAACAAGCTTCTGTATTATAGATTGTTGACCCCTGAGAAAGCTTAGTTCTTCAGGGGACACTTGTTCTAACGGAAGTTTGTTAGGGTATAACATTTTTAGATGGTTAAGTAACCCATCTGTAATGTTAAAATCGTTGCCTAGTAATTTCATGTATGCAAACTTTCGCTAATGTTGTAACTTTAGATATCAACTATCTCACAACCATCAGCAGTACAAGCTAAAGTTTGGCTACTGTTGGTAGTATCTTTCTTCTCATATAACGATAAAGCAGACCAATCAATTTTAGTAGGCATCTGTTTCTTGAGGTCATTATACTCCTCCTCAGTTATGTCTTGATAAGGTGCTTGAGCATATGTGTGGTCACTATGAGGTAAGAAAGAAATACCTGAACATATGTCAAAGTTCTTGTATACCCATGCTCCTACTTCCATCCACTCAGCATCCTTAACTGTGATAGTAACAGAAGGTTTATGCTCACACCAGTTTAAGGCATAGTGTTTCCACAACTCTAGCTGTTCTATAGCAGTCATTACGTTACGTGTAACTGAACCACTAGGTGATTTAGTAGGGAAGCTAAACACTGTAGTAGAGTCAGGCTTCATTACACATGCTTCAGCAGGAATACCACTATCTTTTAAGAACATTGTTAGTGGGTCTTTATTATCTCCACGTACAGTTCTAATGTAGTAGTCACTATGTCTAGCATGAATACCTGAGGCACTATCAACTAACTGTGAGACAGTACCTGAAGGTTTGACACAGGTGATAGCAGCTGATTGTGGTATCTTTAAGATAGCAGAGTAGTAGATGTTAGTATCTATAGCTAGTTCCTTCATCTCTTTTAACCATGTCTTACTATCTAATGTCTTAGATAACACCATGTTATCCATGATACCTGTAAGTGAGACACCTAGTAATCTCTCTTGCTCTGTGTTCTCCTGCCATATCTTACGTAAGTAAGGCATGTGAGTAAAGGTAGATTGTATTGTACCTAGTATGGTAGCTAGTCTTACTTTCTTCTTAAGACTTTCTTTATCATCTGATGCACGTACAACAACCTCAGTTAAGTTACAGAACTGGTAGGGTCTTAGGATTATCTCTGAACAAGGATTAGTACCCCACTCATGTCCTGTTTCTCTACGTCCATTCATAGCTACATGTTTATCTGCTGCTACTCTTGAGAAGATACCTCTCTCACCTGACTTAGATTCTACTAGAGACAACCACTCTCTCATAAAACCTTCCATGTCAGGCTTGTCTGTATAGGCAACAGAGTTATTAGCTAGTGCTCTCTGTCCCTCATTCTCCCACCATTGACCTGACTTAGCTTTAGCCATACGTCCATCACTTAGGTTAGACAAGCTTATCATAGCTGAACGTCTAACACCACCTACAACTACGACCTCACCAATCTTACACATGATGTCATGGCATTCAATGGAGTTAAGCTTTCTACCTGCAGCACCTTTGAACTTCTCTACTACAAAGTTAAACAAGTCTATCAAAGGTTGTGCACCACTAGCTCTACCACCAAAGGTCTTGAGTCTAGCACCTGCAGGACGTACAGCAGACATGTCCCACTTAGGTATGTCACCTGTGTATAGGTGTGACAATAACTTATGTAAAGCTTTTGCCCAACCTTCTTTACTATCTTCTACAAATACAACATCATTACTTTGCTGCATGTCAGCAGGGATGTCAGGTAGTTTAGATATTGATTGTCTTTCTACACTAAAGCCTACACCTGTGCCACATAGTAGGATAAACATAGCTTCATCAAAAGCACGTATGTGGTCAACAGGTAAGTAAGAGCAGTTGTAGATACAAGTGTTGTCTCTTTCAGCAGCAACTCCTGCAGTCATCAATGCTCTCATACTAGGCATAACTTGTAGATTAAGTATGGCTTCTTCTAGTTCTTCCCATACTTCAGGCTCTACTTTATCTGTACTTTTCTTTAAGAAGGACATGTATCTTCCTACAGTTTCATCCCATGTCTCTCTTCTGTTCTCTTCTTCTAACCATCTAGCATACCTACTAGTAGCTATAAATGTTTGATAGTCTGTTGGTAGTAAGTTGTTCATCTGTTATCCCCATTCCCTTGTATTGTTCCTCTTGCTTTACGGTCTGCTAGTTTATCTAAGTTCATCTCAGCTATGGTATCTAATCCATAACCTATGTCCCTAGCTATAGCAGCAATGTACCATAATACATCACCTAGTTCTCTTGCTAGGTTTTCTTTCTCATCTATGATTTGTTTATTATCTCTAATAATCTTCTTAACTTTTTCTGCTACCTCACCTGCTTCACCTGCTAGTCCAAGTGTAGGATACAGTATAGAAAACTTAGCATCATATATAGCTGTACTGTTTGCTTTAGTTTGATATGTTTTAAAATCCATTACCAGTTCTTCCCTTTAGTTTGTTCCATTAGTTCAATCATCTTAGTAAGATACCACTGTGCTTTCTTTGCATCTTGTATTGGGTCACCTTTAGCAAACAATCTAGTACTCAAGTACTTAATGACATTGCCTTGACAGTAACTGACTGCTTCCCACTCACCTAAGGCATCGACTATATAGTCTATAGTTTCTATCTTACCTTTGTTGTAGTGTGGTGGACTGTTAACCATATCTACTTTGGTGTCCATAGTTTTACCTCTCCTGTCTTCCTATTATATTCTCCATCACGTAGTATACGTGCTAGTCTAGCATTCTCTAAAGCTACTTCTTCTGATAGTCCTTGAGCTTTGAACGTATTGACAACAGTCTCCCACGTACAATTCCCCTTAAGAATCTTTTGAGCTTTAACAGCACCCACACTAGGACACCCTTTATAATTATCAGTAGTGTCCCCCACAAGTGTTTGATAGTAGAACTGGTAGTCAGCTTCTTCTTCAGTAATAGTAACCACTTCTCCATTAATCCAATGCTTTGCAGGTATAGTGAGTAAGTCCTTATCTGCAGACCATATAATATTTCTTTCACTTTGGCTACCAAGTATACCCAGTACGTCATCAGCTTCTAATCCTTTCCATATCTCAACGTTGTATTCTTGATTCATATATTCTTTAGCCCAGTTAAGTAGCATAGGCTTACGTACTTCTTTACGATTTAGTTTGTAGTAAGGAGCTATGTCCTTACGATAGTTAGTCTTGTCTGTAAAAGCTATGAGATGATTGTCAACAGGAGCTTCCATTAGTTTGTTTATCTGTTCATCTACTCTAGCTTTAACTTCATCCTCCCAACAATGCAAAGTCCATAGTCCTTCACCCCAGTTGACAGGTGTCTCTGCACTAGTAGCAGCTTTGTAGGCTACGATGTCTCCATCAATTAACAATCTTATCATCTATCTCATCTCCCATTTTTAAGTATACGTCCACATAAGTAGGACATTTAGGGCATGATAGATTGGTAACTATACCATCAAAGTTATACCCATCTTCTAGATAAATGTCATGGTCACCACCCCATATTAGTTCAGTGCCACAGTGCCAACAGTTCATGGTTTATGTCCTTTCAAATATTCGTAAGCTCTCAGTACTTTATCTTTATCATCCTTGAAGCCACCTAGTCCTGTGTTACAGTTACCACATAACCAACCTCTGAATGTATCAGTCTCATGGCAGTGGTCTAGTACCCAACGTTGTAGTCTAGGTTGACCATACTTACCTATCTCTTTTATATCTCTTTCACAGATAGGACAACAGTAATCCTCAGGTGGATAGGGGTTCTCTTTCCTAAGTCTTTGTACTACTCTTTCTTGACCTGATTTACAAGACCTACACTTTCTTTTTATTTCACCTGATAGCCTAACTGAAAAGTTAGTTATAGGTTGCATCACATCACATACATTACATGTCACTGCCTCAATGAGTGTCTGCCCAGTTTCGTCCATACTTGTAATCACTGTCAAGTTTGCATCTGAACTTGAAGTGTCTTTCAACTCTGTGCATACATCCTTGAATAAGTCTCCCTGTGTCATCCTCTTGCCCTTTCTTTACTAGTAGTTGTACCTCATCGTGAATGAATGCTACAATCTTTGCATCAAGTCCTTGTTCTTTTATAGCCCTAGCTATGAAGACATACCAAGTCTTACATACCAAAGCACCAGCTGATTGTAACAAAGTATTAAGTGAAGCATGACTATGCCTGACAGGTATAATACGTCCATCTAATCCTTTGACCCAACCTCTTTCATCTGCTGCTTCTGATACTGCATCCTTGAGATACTTAAGTGCAGGTAGTTTCTTCAAGAACTTCTTCTTGATTGCTCTACCTTCTTTAGCTCCCTTACCTATTATCTTACCTGTCTTCTCATCACCTGACCCATACAAGAATCCGTAGATAAAAGTCTTGGCATTGTTTCTAGTAGGTAGACCTGCTGCTTCTTGATTGATAGTATGTATGTCACCGTTGACTACTGTGTTAGCATAAGAACCATCGTCATAAGCAGCCATGTAGTGAGCAAGACACCGTAGCTCAAGACCACTGGCATCAGCACCAAGAAGACTATAGCCAGTAGGAGCATAGAAGAGTGACCTACATTCTTTACCATAGGGTGCACCAACACTAGGAACTTGTGCAACATTAGGGTTGGAATGAGTACAACGAGAAGTAACAGCACCCATATGATTAACACGTCCATGTAGTCTACCTTCCTTCTCCATCTTCAGCCATGCCTGATTACCTGTAGCTAACTGACCTAACCTTTTATTAAGGAGTAGGTACTCGTTAAGCATCTTAGCCTCAGGCATATCAATACTTGAGAGTACAGCTTCATCAACTTTAGGCTCACCACTATCAGTAAAGGCTTTAGGTTTCCATCCTCTCTTCATTAGTCTGTCTGCTATCTGCATACGTGAAGCAGGATTGAATGGTATTGTCTTAGTCTTAGTCTTTAACTCTACGATAGTAGGTTCAAAGTTATTAACTAGTTCTTCTTCAAGCTCTGATTTACGTGAGACTAACTTGTACCACAATTCTTTAGCTGCTTCTACATCAAAAGGAAAACCATATTCCTGTTGTTGTAATAGTAAAGTATGTATCTCAGTCTCTAAGTCTAGTGCTTTTTTACTAAAATTTTTTTCAGTAATTTTAGAATAGAGTTTGGCTGTAACCTTCGTGTCTTGTACACAGTAGTGTAACATGTCTTGGGTGTACTCTCCAAAGCTCTCACTGCCCACATTGAACTCACCTTTTAGTTCTCCTAGTCTGTATCCCCATGCCTTAAGGCTGTGACTGCCCATAAGTTTAGGAGGAAAGTTATTCTTCTTACTTAGTTCAACGTCTATCTCTCTTACGTCACACCATATAGTTCTTGAACATACTAAGGTATCTATTACTTTACCTGTATAGTCAAAGTCATACAACTTCTTGAGTACTCTTAAGTCATAGTCAATAATGTTATGACCAATGAGAGCATCTGCTTTTGATAGGAACACAAGCCCTTCTTTTATTTGGTGGGGTTCAAAGGTGTATACCTTTTCTGTATCCTTATCTCTGCATACTATGCACCACACAGTAGTAACATCATCAAGTAAGTTGTCTGCTTCTATATCAAATATTAATTCCATTGTTTCTCCTTGTGTCTCTGCACTGTTTAGAATTCTACTTCTTCTTCATCAGGAAAATTTACCTCATTCATTCTTCCTGTCTCTGTGTTGTATTCTAATGAACAACTCAAGCCTGTCTCACCAGACCATCTGTTCTTCAATACTCTAACTTGACTTACGTTAGGTTTGTCTTTGTCTTGTTGGTTACGTTCTAATCCTATGACCATGTCAGACAGCTGACCTATTGCAGCACTACCTCTAAGCTGTGACATAGAAGTCTGTGCTCCATCCTCATGTCCTCTGTCACCTGAAGGTCTCTTAAGATGTGAGACTAGTATCATACCACAGTTTAGTTCTTCTACTAGTGAACGTAACTTAGTCATAGTGTTGTCAATGATACGTCTTTCATCTCCTCCTTCTAGTCCACTCACAACAATACTAATGTGGTCAAGTATAACATAATCAACTTGGCATCCTCTGACTAGGTATCTGATTTTAGATAGTAGATTTTCAGAGTCAGTTGAACCCCAGTGGTCATACATGTACACCCTACCTGAACCAACTGTATTATCAAAAGCTTCCTTTAGTTCTTCTTTAGGTACATCATTTGATTGTAGGTGTAGTGGTTTGTTTAAGTCAATGGACATCAAACCAAGTGAGGTACGTTTAACATTCTCTTCCAATGCTATGTACCCTATAGTCTGTCCCTGCATGATGAAGGAGTAAGCAAACTCTCTAGCTAGTTGTGACTTACCTATACCACTACCTGCAGTGAGTGTTACAATCTCACCCTTACGACACCCACCTGTCTTCTCTTGTATACCTGCATAAGGATAAGAGACAGAGTGCTTATCATCTTCAGCAGTAATCAGTTCCCATACATCAGTACCTGCTATGATACCATCAGGTCTGTATGTCTTAGCTGCCCATACTGAATCAATAAGTTCAGCTATCCTTCCTGCCTGTACCATATCACTAGCATCTTTAAGAGGCAGCTTGGCTATCTTAGCCTTACTAGGTGGCAGTATACTAGCTACTTCCTTTGCTGCTTTCTGACCATGCTCATCATTGTCAAACATAATAATGATAGAGTCATAGTTACAAAGCCATTCAATAGATTTAGCTATAGCTTTCTTAGCTGAGTCTGCACCTGACGGAACACTGACAACTGACCACTTGTTATCAAGAACTTGACTAAGTGATAAGGCATCAAGCTCACCTTCAACAATGGTAATCATCTTACCACCATCACGACAGAGGTGTTCACCATATAGTCCAATCTTCTTCATGTCACCTAAAGCAAGGAAGTCTTTGTTAGGAAACCTTACCTTCTGTGCTTGGAGTGTGCCCTCTCTGTCATAGTAATTAGCTACTTGTACCTTAGTACCTTTATAAGTAGACACACCATACTGCCAATATCTTGCTGTCTTCTCAGTTATCTTCCTTTTGTTTAGTGCCTGTACCTCAATAGGTAGGAAGGCAAAGTTACTCTTCTGTGTAGTCACTGCTATCACTCCTTTATCATCGTCTGGGTATGTCATTACCTGACAAGAAAAGCAGTAGTGTTTGCCTGTACTATACAAAGCATTGGCATCACTACTGCCACAGTGAGGACACTCTTCGTGTCTTATGAACTCACCGTTATCCATCTTTACCTATCGACTCCTTTATATAGTTAGACATGTAATCTAAACCTTGAGCAATCTTCTTGAGTGTATCATTGTCATACTTCTCAGAGTCACCCACCATATCAATAGCCATGTCCTCATAGATAGCTGTGTGTTCTATTTCTTCATCACCTATGAAAACAGACATACTTAGACCTTGCTTAGTAAACTCTGCTTGTAAGTCTACATCAGTTTCAATCATGTCTTTAACATCTATCACACTCATTTCAACCACTCCTTTGGTATTGTTTCTTCTGCCCATATAAAACCATTACGGTCAGCCCATTCTTGACAGGTCATCTTAGAACCATCCTTTCTTTTCTTAGCTCCTTGTATAGTGGAGCTTGCCTTTTGAAATACAAATCGTATATCTAAGTCAGGATACTGTGACTTGACAGCCTTCATCTTACGTTGACTGTCTTGTCTGAAGTATCCTTTAAGCTCCACTATCATCTTGCCTATCTTTAAGTCAGGAACATAGTGACGTTCCACAAAGTATGCCATCTTATCAGGCTCATACACATGTGGAATGTCACGTGCTACTAGGTCTGCAATGACCCTTGCCTCAAAAGTCCCCTTCGTCATCAGCTTTACCCTCAGTATCTACATCATCAAAGACTACAGAGTTATCTTTAGCTATCGCTTTAGCTACGAATCCATCTTCTTCTTCAAAGATAGAAGCAGTAGAGGGTGTGCCATGTTCAATCAAGTCAATGACCTGCATAGCTTTCAGTCTGAGGGATACACCTACCTGTTTACTGCTTGCCATGTAATAGGTTACAGGTTCAACAGCTACCTTAACAAGTGAACCATTGCCTACTAACTGGTCACCATTCATGGGTGTACGTTTAGCATCAACAACGTTGACCTTTTGATTATATACTTGACCAGACTTAGACCTTATCTTAGCTTTCAGTTTGGTTTTGAATACAACATTACCTGTTTCATTACCATTCTGGTCTATGTCTGGCTCAGTTACTGGACGTTTGGACAGGGTTGCCTTGAGTTGTGGCTTCTCCTTGACAAGCTTGTTGTACTCCTCATCAATGAGTCCTTCAAGTTGTTCACAAACTTGAGCAGCATCTGCTTCAGGTACAATTACCTGAGTAGAATACTCTCCATCATCAACGAACCTTGTATCAGGTTCAAAGACTTTTGCCCATAGGGACTTTCCTTTTATTACTAGCATATAATAACTCCTTATTGCTATTTGTTTTGCCAACTGGCTAGGTTGTAACTTTAGAAATCAAGCAAAGAAATAGTCTGATTTCAATACGTTACGGATATCTAGGTTACCTTTACTTGGTGGTAGAGGAACATCCTCAGTACCTAGAGTCTTGATTGCATGAGTCCTGAGTTCATCAAGAACATCATGCTCTTCATACATACTAACGAACTGTTCACGTAGTATCTCAGATAGCTGTGGCATCATGCTACTATGTGTACCATAGCTGTCATGTACCATAGCAAAGTCTACAATACCTACCTTAGTAGCTTCGTTAATAGTACGTGTCATAGCAGAGGCATCTAAACTATGGATGAAGTTAGGACTACTACCTAACCCTGTCCTCTGCTTATTAACTGTACCTTCCTTGTCTTTAGGAAAGGATAGAGATACAACATCACCATTGATGTGTGTCTTGATTCTCTTCTGTTGTACCTCGTTGTACTGTTGCATAACAATCCAACCTGTAGGTGTGACCCACTCCATGTGCTTACCCATGTTAGAGTACACATCTCCTACACTCTTAACGTAGTCCATAACCTTACGTGCTGATACAATAACACCACTAATGCTATCCCATATATGACCTGCAAGGTAGTGAGTTACAGCAAACAAGTCATCTCCAAACACATTGGGTGTGCCTTCCTTTATCTTATCCTTGATAGCTTCTTCTATGTAAGTACGGCAAGCATGTTTAGTACCTGAGTAGGGTACAATCATAACAGGTCTCTTAGCTAACTTCCTATCAATACCAAACTCTAAACATTTTCTACCTAGTTCTGTGTCCTCCTCTCGTATATGTTGTATAGCTTGGTCTGCTACCTGTGTGTAAATATCTTGAGGCATGTCAGAAGGTACTAAGTTGGTAGCTCTACCCCCTACCTCATCTCTTAGTATAGCTGAGAGGTGCTGTAATCCGTTGCAACTGCCATCTGCTGAGACAGGTAACCTAGTGTGGTAACCCCAACCTAGTTTAGCTAGGGCTGACATCTCGTAACACCAAGCTAGGAACTGGAATGGTTTGTCTGCCTCAAGCCAAGCTTGGTTATCAAAGGGATTGTCTGCTATCCTTTGTGCCTCATCTACATACTCCCATGCCCATGCTTCACGTTTGTCTAAGGTTATCTTATCATTACCATACAAGTTTGCACCATGTATACACAACCATCTTGCATCATCCCAGTTGTTGATAGGCACAGAGTAACCAAACTCTAGTAGACTCTTACTCCAATCAGCTGACTGTGGTGACAGGAAGGTACTGCTTGCATACTTACGTGAACGGAAGTCATTCTGCCACACGTAGTAGAACCTATCATACTTAGCAAACTGTTCTGCTATCTGTAAGGTACGTTCAACTTGTATACGTTTACTGACACTACGATTATTACTTGAGTAAATCTCAGCACGTTTACGTGACCATATCCTGAATGTAGATTTCTCTTCCTCATTCATCTCACTAGGTTCTTTACTGAAGTGGTAGTTAGGTAGAGGTGTGTCCTCCCTTGCAGGTAAGTTACCTACCTCTTGCCCACTCTCCCACATCTGACGTATAACTTTGAGTACGTTCTGATTAATCCTCCACTCAGTTTGTTGTAGTGCATTGAGACAAGCATACTCAGCAGTCAAGTCTTGTTCAGCTAGTCTAGTTAAGTGTGTCTTCAAGCTCATTACTTTCTCCTTACAATAGGTAGTTCATCTATATCATGTCCATGATAACCTCCACCCTTAACTGATGTCCAATCTTTAGGTGGTATTACACAAGGTAAGTATCTTGGACGTGAGCCTTGCATATACTCATTGAATGCATGAATCCAATCAAGTGTATCTTGAGTTGGTACAACGTAGGTTGCACGTCTTTTACGTTCAGTCTGCTGTGTGTCTAGCTTGATGATAGCTGTACTCTGTATGATTAGGTCAACCATCTTAAACCCTACGTGCACACGTTCAGACTTGAGCCACTCAGTATTCTTGTAGCCATCCTTGTTCATCTTATTAGTTAGACCAAACCTTCTAGCTCCATATGCTTTCTTCATAGCAAGCTTGATTGTGTTGTTAGCTACTGTTCCTTCAGCATGTATCCATTTGTCTAACCTGTCTTGTATCTCAAGGTTACTACCTATAGTTCTAGCTACATACAGCAGAGTATTCTTTCTACTAATTGAATCCACTAATGTTACAAGTGCAAGGTATGCAACTTGTTCTGCATCCATGTCCTTTAAATTTTTCCACGCAATATCTCGTGAGGTATTAGTAGGATTCTTAATGAACTCTGTTACTGCCTTTGATACAGTTTGTACTAGCCTAGATACAATAGCTCTACCATGTGGTGTATGTGACTCCTTTCCTTTATCTATTGCCACGTCAGTTATCTTTTTATAACGGTGTATTCCACCTGTCATCATGTCAGTCTCAAGCTGAAGCTGTTCTTCAATTAGGGACTGTTCTGTTTCTAAAGTTACATCCAAGAGAGACCCCTCCGTTTGACATTGTTTAACTATAACATCTCCGTTATACCAGAGACACTTAGTACAAGTACACCTACCAACATTAGTAAGAACTGTACACCTATCATGTTATACTTGGTAAAGTATCCTATACTTGATACTGTAGCCATCATAACAATCCATAGTACCATGAACGTATTAGTCATACTCTCTCCTTCGTGTTATACATTGTTATCCATTCATTATTCCTTGCTACTTCTTCTTCTAGTAACTCAGTAAACTCCTCATCCCTCTTCAAAGAACAACCATCCTTATGTCCATTCAAATACTTGATGTGATACTGAGGTGTACCATGCTTATGGTATGGATTAAGATATCCTACATCATGGTAACCATTGTGATACCCCATTAGGTAAGCATCATCATATATATTCCTACTCATTAGTCTTCTCCTTTAACTACGATTGGATTAGATAGAGTCCAATCTTCTGCTATTATTTCTGCTTCTCTTTCAGTACTGACTGCTAACTTCCTTACTAGTTTGTTGTCTTGAAACTGTGTGATGTAGAAGAACTGACCTAAAGCATCATCAACATAGGTAACTTTAGCACTCCTACCCCACTCACTATCTCCATAGTACTGACTTAGTTCTCTCTTAATTGTCATTTGTTACCTCATCAAATGTAAATGTAAACTGATTGGGATGACTGTTAAACAATGAGTAGTCCTTATGTGCTACATCATCTAGTATGTCAGCTAGTTCATCTACTGTTGAGTAGTAGACAGGTTGTCCTAGCATAGCATTGTCATCGTATCTCATAGGGACACACTCTTGTACCCCACTCTCTTCATCTTGATGTATGGATAGGTAAGTATCCTCATCAATCTGTATGTATATGTTACTCATGTTAATCTTTCTCCGTTAAAAATTTAAACTCACTCATTAACTTCCATCTGACTCTCTCTAATTCTCTTACGTCAGACAAGTACATGTCTTGACAGTCCAACAGCATGTCCAAGCTACTATCTATAGCTCTGTATGTATCACGTATAGCTTTTACTTGTACGTCTGTTAAGTTTTGTTTAGTTTTCTTAGTCATTACTGTGCTCCATAGTTGTTAATCTGTAGTCCAGTTGGTCTGAAGTCTACCATCACACACCCATTAGATGTGTCACAGTTTAAACTAACTCCATCAAATCCTACTGCATATACTGTAGCTTGTACATCATGTACAGTTGGTTCTTCTACATCATCCTTCACAAAGATGTTAAGGTCGTAGGCTCTACCCTTCCAATAGAAGGTCTCCCACTCATCACACTCACACGTACAAGCATTGTCTACTATCCATTGCTTAACGTATTCGTTGATAGCTTTTCTAAACTTTGTGTCCTTGATGTACTTGTCTTCAACGTCTTCATACTTACTATCCATGTACTTCTTTGTTAACTCCTCTCTCTTCTCCATCTCTCCTCTTAGCCATGCAATCTCTCGCTTGTCTCTCTCACTACTAGTAATGAGGTCTTGCATTTCTACTGCTAGTCTCTCCATTAAAGTTAGTGGCTCAGTCATACTCCATCTCCTTTACACTTTGTACTTCATTATCAAACTCCCATGTAGAGTGTTCAGCATTATCTCCGTAGTCAGTACCACGAAACTCTACTGTCTTATCCTTGTGATTAAGCTTTGAGATATCAAACCCATGCTCACTACATAACTTCTCCACCTCAAACCTACTCAATGGTTTATCTGAGTTTACTTCCCATATTCTCCTATCAAAGCTAAACTCCTCATGTAAATATTTATACTTCATTCTATACTCTCCTCTAGTTGTTTAAGTTTCTTGATAAGTCTAAAGAACTCTCCGTCATTGTAGGCTACACACCCATTCAATCCAGTAAGTTTATCTAGACTTTCTCTTATCTCCTTCAGCTCCTCTTTAAAACTTGGGGTCATACAGTACCCCCTCATCTTTGAGCCTACCATAATAGGTTGCACGTTGTCTATAAAATTCTGCTTGCTCACTATTCTCATCCCACTCATAGTCATACTGTTGTTTACGTGCTAACTTGAACTCAGCTACAACATCTACTAGATGTTCTGTTCCGTCTATTGGTTCTATGTACATACTCATTGTGTCTCCTCTCTCTCGTTAATGTAATCATTAAGACAATCTCTCAGCTCTATCAGTTGGTCATTAGTCCATATGTCCCTAGCTAAATACATAGTCCTTATAGTATTCTCTTCATATGGTTTAACTTTGATAAGAGAATTATACTGATACTGCTCATGCTCTGCCCTATTGTATTGGTATCCATGTCCCATGTCTTCTCCAGTTTTCCAATGTTTCATACTGCTTAACTCCTACTGTTTAATCTACTATTTAATACGTCTGTTATTTTAACTTGATTGTCTAACTTATGTAAAGCACTTTTAAAAGCCCTTACTAAATGTACGATGTCCATATCATGTATCTGAATAGGTTCTTCCCTACTTGCTGAGTGATAGAGAAACCCCTCCAGTATATCATTAGGTACTCTCTTCTCTTCTATTACTTCTATAGTTTTTATTATCTTACTTAGTTTCATTACTCTCTCCTTCTAGTTGTTAAGCATGTATATTAAATTCCACCACGTGTAGTAGCTACTGAATGGATTTATAAAACCCATAGTTATTACTAGCATGAATATAAATAAGAGTCCATCTCTAAATACAGTCCATGCTAAATCTTCATCCTTCATTAGTACCTCCTTATCTAATTACAAATCCTGATACGTCCTTCTTAGCTTGTCCCTTAGCATACAAAGCCACAACACTATTAGGTACATCAAGAAACCTTAAGTCGTCCTTGTCTCCGTCAATAACATTGTAACCCTTGTACGTGCTAGGTATACTAGCCTTGTCTTTAAATACTACTGCTATGTTAGTA